CGTGAGGGTACTTCTGAGCTCCTGGAAGATAAGTATGGATGACTCCAGCTACGCTGGATTGTCCTCTAGAACCTGCTTTCGCAGTGGCCGAAGCCGGGGTTCCCCCCGGTTTCGGAATTCTAGTCTCATGCCTTTAAAGGGCATGGGTATACCTGTCAAACAGAAGTCGGTTGTACTCGTGAGGGTACTTCTGAGCTCCTGGAAGATAAGTATGGATGACTCCAGCTACGCTGGATTGTCCTCTAGAACCTGCTTTCGCAGCTTGTTTACCCGCCATCCAAAGGATGGTCTCCTCCTGCAAGGGAGGCAGGGTAGTGACTAGTTGTGCAATCCATCTGGAACAGGTCCTTGCGGACTATGGCCAGGCTGGTTAACCTCAGTGTCTTGTTCAAAAGATGATTGAGTGCGCATGGTAACAATGGCTTTCACCATTGCCATCTTAGCGGACTTTAGCATCAAAGGAACTGGACGAGGGTCACCAGACACAGGATTGTACGATCTAAGGGTGTCGTGACGGATTACCTCCAACACGTTCCTACGATCGGGAGCAGGCAATGCAAGATGAGAAGGGATATGAATACTCTGGTCCTGAGGACTAAAGTACCACTTCCAATCTAACTCATTCTTGTCTAAACCGTAGAAGAATGAATTCCTAATCTCAGACTCGGTACTGCTTGGGTCTGGACGAGGTTTCAACCTCTCAAGTTCCTCACGGAACACGAGATACTCTTCATAACGGCTCTGATAAGAACGGCCCCGTGGGTTGAAACCTAAACCATAAGGTTCAGGAAACTCCTTCACGAGGTTCGCAAATGCGTACTGTTGATCAGTAAGTATATGTTTAGAGATAGCCTGTCGACCCAAACTCCGGATAACCGGAAGGAAGGATTGGTCAGATATTTCCTTGTACTTAAAACCATGGTACACATATCTGTTAGATATGAGTTTTCCTGCGAACTCTCCCAACTTGTTGGAAGAGAGGCATTTAGGCTCGGATACAGGAATACCCAACTCAGCTAGAAGCTGTCGGTAATGCCGATGAAGCCCAGCGTCCTTTGTCACAAAGTCATCTCCAAGAACATTGAATCTTTCGATACTCTGTTCAAAAGAGAGACCCGCACGTTTTCCTGCCACAATAGCAAAAGCTATGTGAGACAGGGCAAACAAAGGAAAAGAAGGTCCAGCCCCTAAGGGCTGACCAACATTCCAACGTACAGGTTGCCTATCGCCCCACATCTTAATGAAGGGAGAGCGGCTGACAAGTTTCATTAGACAACGGTATTCATCAGTAACACCATAACCAGCCGCAACGGCATCTTGCAACACAAGAGGGAAGTTGTTAGTGGCATCAGAGAGATCAACAGAATAAACTGTGAAGCCCTCCTCAAGCCATAGACGAACTCTCTCAACACCGGCATCCTGATTGTGAGTAAAATCACAGGGGACGCGGGTAAGTGTTGACAATAGTTGACGTTTCAGCGGGTCAAGTGCTGCCTGCATTACGACATTTGGGGCTGCGAAAGCCCTAAACTTCCAACCGGGTTCTTGGGAGAACCCAATCACACCTAACGGCACATCAATGTCGTCTGGGGTGACGGTCCGATAGTCATCATCAAACCGATGCCAGGG